GAGGTCAAGTATATGACCGACGATAAGAATCAGTGGGTCTATTCTCCAGTGAAAGAGTCACCTGCTCCCCTGTATTACAGTGAGCGTGGTGAAGATGCCCCTCCTAAGATGGGTGACTTCGATGACTTCCTCAGTGGCAATTCTGGAGAGGAATGGTGCTATCTCTTCACTCCTGGTAGTGGTTGGCAAGCATGGAAACTTGGTTGGGGTGATACTAACACTGCCGAGTACGATTTCGTGACTGAGGCACCACTAACTGCTAACCTCAACCGTATTGTGACGGTCTGAGGACTGTCCACTCTGCCTCACATGCCCAAGTTCGATTCCCTATACTGGTCACAGTTCAAACAACACCACATGCGTTACGAAATCCTGGTTCCCTCTGCCCCTTACGAGTCCGAGTCCGTTCTGGAGTTGGACCGTGCCCACGACCTCTGCTACGATCTGGCAGAAGAGCACGGTTATGCTGAGATCCGTCTCAATGGTCACCACATTGCCGACTATGGCAACCCTGCTACTTTCCTGTGACACTTGAGGGGGTGTCCACTTTCACCCCCATTCCCACTTTCTACCCATTATACTAGAGGGGTGGAGGGGAGGGAAAGTCACCAAAACCGACACTTTTTTTCAAACCAAACAAAACTATTCAAAACCATGAATACTGATCAACTTGATCAACTCAAATCAAAGTATTGTGAGTATATTATTGATGGAATGGACATGGATTGTTTAATTCAAATGTGTTATGATTTACTGATGAATGAATATGAAAAGTGTTCAGAAGAAGATATAAAACAAGAAATCTTAGATCTTTATGATCAAGAAGTATTAGAAGAACTAACAAACTCTTAGTTAATAATAATACACTAAGAGTTAGTATAAAGAATAGCTAACTCTTAGTTAATTCTTTATACTAACTCCCCAGGGGGGATCCCTCCCTCTTGCCTCCCTCCAGCATAGGCACCCAGGGTGCCCAAAGTCAATGGATTGTCACACTCTGAAACATCAGTAGCGTTAATGCTAATGATCAGCATCCCTGATGTTTCACACTGTTACAAAACCCACTGATGTCAACCCGCTGTGATTATAATGATAGAGTTCAATCAACCACGAACACAAATGTACGCTCACTCTGCTGCATTTCCTCCCATTGATGATGCGATCGAGCAAATCTCTCGCATTGACTATAACAAACTCAAAGAACAGTTTGTTACTGCAATTCTCTACACAATTGCAATCATTCATGTAATTTTCCAAAGAATCAGTAAGGCACACTTTTCAACCCCTGATTCCATCACCAATTTGGTATACTTTGCTGTGAACTTTCAAGCATACCCTGGTGATGAGATTATCGGTTTCAGTGTAGGCAACCGCTACGCTGGTTTGTATAACTCAGGACTGTGCTGGGGTATACTTAACGAGCAGGGGGCACTGCCAATCCGCTAAGTGTCACACGGGGGGTTGCTGCCCCCCCTCCATGCCCTATAGTGATCTCATCGGCAACCACACAACGCCATGACCGACATTCGCAACATCCTCAACGTGTACTTTCAGGCAACTGAGGTAGACATTCAAGAGGGTACGGTTTGGTATAACAATGCCCATCAGATTTGTGCCAAACTCGCAATCAAATACAACCTGCCTCTCGCTACAGTTGTGGGGGTTGTATCTGCACTGTCTCCGAATAACAAATGGGATCGCAATATTGTTGACGCCGAGCAAACAATCAAAGCATATGTGATGGAGTTCGATTATCCTAAGGTCTGCACATTCACAGGCAATAAGGATAAGGCAGTCACAATGTTAGAGTGTGAGATTGACTCTAGCGACAACATTTGTGCCATGCTTAAGGGTAACAAAACCATTGCATTCTTCCGTGGCATCTATACCGATGGGAAATGTGATGAGATTACTGTAGACGGTCATGCATTCAACATTTGGCGTGGTCTCTATACTTCACTCAACGAAGTTCCTGCCATTAGTGATAAACTCTACAAGCAGGTTAGTGATGCTTACCGTGAGGCAGCAGTTGCTGTTAACGACCTAGAGGGCACTAAGTATAGTGCAGCACAGATGCAAGCAATTACTTGGGTTGCATGGCGTAGGATTAACAATGTGGGGTGAATCCCCTCTCTATTTGTTAACCCTAGCTAGGCACAATCTGATGGCAATTGTTGAACTCTTGCTTGCCCTAATCTTCATCAAGATAGGGTATTGGGGAGCGATCTATATTCTTGCTGCATTTGTATAACTAACTTGTGTGCCAGTTGGGCAAAGTGTCCACTGATCCCCCCACTGCCCCCTCAATGCCCTATACTAAGAGCATGAACAAACAACCCGACCTCAACGCCATCCTCGCTGACTACACCCGTCAGCACAACGCCATGATGGCACGCTCTGCCGCTGCTAAAGCAGACGTGGCAGGTGGCACCGAGATCCTGACCCCTGAGAGCGACTTCCCCTCCTGGGGACCTGCCATGGGACAGTGGGCAAGGTGGAACATCAGCGACCGCGACTGATCGCCTCCTGCCCTATACTAAGCACATCAGCAACCAACCAACCATGCCTACCGCTTCCTTCGCTGTTCAACCCCTCGCCTGGACCAACTTCGATCCTCACGGGTGCTTCTGGGCAACCGACATCAACCACGCCTACAGGGTCGCTCGCATCTTCGCTCAAGAGGGTGAGGATCAAACCATCTGGAAATGCCCCCACAGTGGACAGTCCATGAAGTGGGCGAACGTGGCAGGCGAGGCAGTCGCCTGACCCTATACTAAGCACAGTTCAACCAACCCAACCACACATCATGAACCGCTTCCTCTCCATCGCCGTCGCTGTCGCTGCTACCTTCCTGATTGGTGACTATCTGATTGAGGGTGTGAAGGCAGGGGCATCCCTGGCAACCGCTGAGGTGTGCCGCTCCGCTAACTGACCCCTAGGCACTGGCGGATAGACACCGCCCGCCTATACTGATCAAGTCAACCAAACCACAAGCAACCATGCCTGTCTCTGACGCCTACCTGATGGACCTCCAGATTGAGGACCTGATGTATGAGATCGATTCCTACATCCCCGAGGATGAGGACCTGACCCTCTTCGAGGATGAGGACGCTCTGCTCGAAGCGTTCTCTCTGGAGTGTGCCTTCGGTCCTGAGGAGTGACACTCTACGGGGTGTCCACTGAGGCACCCCACCCCCCTGCTCCATCCCCTATACTGACTTCAGTTCAAACCAAGACCATGACCAAGCAACAGACCCTCCAGGCAGCACGCAACGTGATCACGGGCAAGCGTGCCACCTCCCTGGCAGACGTGACCCGCAACGACCTGAAGGCAGGTGCCCGTGCCATGGGTCGCTCCGCTGAGCAGGTCAGCAAGGCGAGCACCCTGCGCCTCGCCTTCTGGGCAAGCGTCGGTGCCAGCGCCATCTGAGGACAGTCGGGGGAGTGTCCCTCCCCCCTCGCTGCTGACCCCCCCTGTCTCTAGAATGACATCAGTTCAAACCAAGACCATGACCAGCATCATCGATCGCATCGCAGGCAACGTCCGATTCTACGTTGCCCGCCCCTCCAGCGCCGTCGCTGGAATCGAATTCTATCCTCTCGCAGGCACCGCCTATTGTGATTGGAAATCGGGTTCAGAATCCATGCATAAGTGTAAGAAACGCCACATGCTGTTGGCATCACTCCCGATGGTATCTTTGGGTCGCTTCGCTAACACTTACTTGAAGGGTCGCTAAATGTAAAACAGTGGGGCACTAAGTATCACTAACTCGTGCCCCACTAAGTAACACAAACTCTCCGAGAGTTAGTATAAAGCAGTCGGGGCGATTAGCGCCCTTAAATATAAGCGGCCGCTACGGTTAAAATGCATGGGTCCCTCCTAACCTACAAAAGTATCCCAACGAGCGATAAATATCGAAGGGACCCCTAATTCTAAAAATTTTTCCCAGGTAAAAAATGATGAAAACCCCGATTGACGAAAAGTATCCAATGATCAGTTATGATAGTTGGATTGATAGATTTGTACTAGATTGCCCTGATGGGGACACCGTGTATTTTAGGGACTACGAGGGTGCCGAAGATTATTTTAGATTGAACTACGAGAAATGCCAGTAGCGACAACTTTTTATGCTGCCCAGCCAACTCCGAATAGTATTGTAGAGCAACCAGTAGTATGGACACCAATGGTATGGACTGCTGTGCAATGTACGAATCCGCCGCCGAATGGATCACCAGAGACATTTACAGTAACTGTCACGTCATTCAGTCCTAATATTGCTCCTGCAGCGTATAACGGAGATCCTGGGTTAGTTATTGATTTAACTGCAGCAGGTACAAATGCAGTAAGTGCCCAGTATGTGAATGGTATTGGCACAGCAGTTGCGAGTGTAACGTTTCCTGGTACGATTACGATGACAGTATCAGGAAAATATACTGAGTATTTGTTTCCGAATAAGGAATACAGGTATAGGAATGATGCTGGAGTAGTCCACGAGGCGACGACAACGACTTCAGATTCTGGGTATGTGGCAAGTGAGGGGACATTAAACCAAGACACTGCCTTAACATTTACTGTATATTTGAATCCAGAGACAGGGGACCCGATTGCAGGTGTACCTGGGACAGGTATGATTGCAGAGATTCCCACTCCTGAGCATATGCAGTATTATATTCCTGATTCTCAATATGTTATTACCGTTACATATACGATTGTTATAACTAGTAGTTGTGTACCACCAGTAGGTGCAGGTACATTTACGACAACTCAAGGTGTCTATGACGATAAAGACATAGCAACTCAGAGGTTTGTAGATAAGATTGCTAGTCAGACAAATCAGGGAGGACTGTAAGACATGGCAGGTGTTACAAGATTAGGTGATAATAGCACAGGACATATTTGTTATCCTGCCACTCCACTTACGACTATCACCCCAGGTGCTGGCGGACCTGTGTATGTGAACAATGTTCTTGCAGGTCGTCTGGGAGATTTGTACACAGCACATTCGTGTACGACTCCAAATCCTCCTCCACCACATGCTATCAGAGCAATTTCGAAGGGTTCGACGAAACTAACGTATTTCAACGGGAAACCACCAGGCATTATTGGCGGATTAATCTCATGTGGAGACACGATTACTGTCGGATCTACGAATGTTTTTGCACCTTAACGCTTGACAGAGCGGAAAAAATCTGTTAAAATCACTTTGTTCTTTAAAAAAATCGCGTAAAAATCATGGCTAAGGCAAAAGTTGGACTGGTCAAGACGAATTATGTGCCAGCAAAACCAAAAATGACTTCTCAGGGTCGTTCGAAGAACACAAATCTTGCTGCTACGAGTCGTAATGGTCGTAAAAAGCGTTATCGGGGGCAAGGTAAGTGAGACCTGAGACCAGAAAATCCATGGAAATGCTGTTTACTGCCAAATGGAACGTTCCAAAAGCAGCAGAAAACTGTAATTTGACATGGAAAGAGATGAAAATCACGTTCAATGAGTATTGTGCGTTCCATCCAGCGACTTATTCTAATGGTCAATAAATAAAATTGGAGATAGCAACCTCCCAAAAAGTTCTGGAAACAGATTTTTGGAGGAAAAATGGCAAATCATCCAATTCCCGACCAAGGTGAGGACTTTATTAAATCAGGAAAAGTACTAATTACCGATCCTAGATCTGATTACTACTTAAAACTGGCACAGAAACCTGCCAATGACCCACCCAAGGACCGTTTAAGTCGCCCTTGTGGTGGTAAAGGTGGGTTTGACGACTATGCCGAATGGTTGACCTGATATATAAAGTATAAAAACAAGTAAAATGGTCAAGGTATCTAAAAAATTTGTTGATCTGAACCCTAATTTTGAGAGTCATCCTATTACAGGGGACGTACTTTTACTAAAAAATGAGGATGCAGTCAAACATGCAATCAAAAACATTGTTTTGACTGCTCAGGGCGAGAAAGTTTTTCGCCCTCTTTTTGGTACAAAGGCAACAACAAAGCTTTTTGAACTATTTGACCCTACTGTTGCTGACGAAGTAACCGTTTCTATTGAAGATGCTATTCGACAGTATGATTCGAGAGTTAAAGTTGATCGAGTCGAATACATTGATGATATCGATAACAACGCTTTAGAGATCACTATTTACTATGAAATCGTTGGACTTCCTTTAGATGCACAATCGCTAAACCTTATCTTAGAAAGAGTATAATGGCTTTCAATACAGTCACTAATTTAGATTTTGAAGACATTAAGACAAGTTTAAAGGAATACCTACGTTCCTCGGAAACTTTTAGCGATTATAATTTTGAGGGATCCGTTTTATCTCAAATTTTAGACGTATTATCATATAACACCTATTATTCCGCACTCAATGCGAATTTAATCGCAAATGAGGTCTTTTTTGACAGTGCATCCATCAGAGAGAACGTAGTTTCTCTTGCAAAGATTGTTGGATACACTCCAAGATCGGCAAAATCCTCAAAAGCGGTGATTTCAATGGAAATTCCCGTGCCTCCACAGATCGAAGCACTCACTTTGAAGAAAGGTGAGGCATTTTTAGGCACAAATTCCAATGGAAGTTACATTTTTTCCGTATTAGACGATGTAACACGCGAAGCATACCTGAATTCTGCTGGAATTCGCGTAGTTACCTTCAGTGAGATTGAACTTTACCAAGGAAATCTCTTAAAAGTTCAATATACCGTAGATACTTCAACAAAACAGCACTTTATTGTTCCTAGTGCGAGCGCAGATGTTGACTTATTGCTCGTAACTGTAAATCAGAACAATACTTCATCTCCGTTGACCTACAGAAAGTCAACAAACATCACAAATCTTAGACCAGACGATTTAGTATACTTCATTCAAGAGAATAAGAACGAACAGTTCGAGTTAATCTTTGGTGATAACGTATTTGGGCGTAAATTAGAAAATCTTGAAGTTGTAGGTATTGAATATTTGACCTGTAACCAAGACGAAGCAAACGAATGTTCTAGTTTCCAGTTTACAGGCAATTTCACCTTTAATGGTGCTGTCATTCGAGACATAAACCCAACAATCACTGTAAATCAGAGTTCTCTTGGTGGAGCAACGCCAGAAAACATCTCATCGATCAAATATCTTGCTCCTAGGTACTATGCAGCACAGAATAGAGCAGTTACGATCAAAGATTATGAAACTCTGATTCTTCAACTGTATCCAAACGTCGAATCCTTCTCTGTATTCGGCGGGGAAGACGCTTCTCCACCTCAGTATGGTAAAGTATTCATCGCAGCGAAACCATACGGCGCAGAGACCCTTACAACCACCGCAAAACAAGAATTACAGAAGGCAATCAGGGAGTATACCATCCTTTCTGTCATTCCTGAGATTATTGACCCATCATATCTCTATCTTGAGATTGATTCTTTCGTATATTACAATAATACCACTACAAAGCGTACAAAGCAGCAACTTGCCGAGATTGTACGTAATGTCATCCTAGGATATGGTTCTGACAAGGATCTGAATCGTTTCAATGGTAAATTCAAGTACAGTAAACTGGTAGGAACCATTGATGATACTGATGTTGGTATCACATCAAACATTACTAGGATTAGAATGCAAAAACACATGAAGTTCCTTACCAATGTGTTTGCCTCCTATGAAGTTTGCTATGGTAACCGTATTTCACCAAATACTGATCTGAGATCTAGTGGATTTAAGATTACTGGTGAAAATTCAACATATGTCTACTTCTTTGAGAAGATGGGGACCAATACGATTGCTATTTACAGACAGAATGGATCTGAAAAGATTTATTACTCGAAGAATGCTGGAACAATTGACTATGAGAAGGGTGAAATAAATATTAATGCGATTAATATTAATTCTGCTGTAGGTGGTCTTGATTACATTGAACTTTCTGTTATTCCAACATCAAATGACATTGTAGCATTGAGAGATACCTATCTTTCAATTTCACAAGCAGATGTATCAGTAACTGCAATTCTTGATACGATCGCATCTGCTTCTAGAACATCAGGCGTCGGACAAATTCCAGTATCTAGTTAAAATATGTTTAACGATTATAAGGTATCCAGTTCCGTAGAGAGTCAGGTATCTACGTTTACTGCTACTCAATACCCAAAACTTATTGAGTTCCTCCAGGAATACTATTCGTACATGGAGACGAATGGTAGTCCGTTGAATATCCTTTATGGTATTCAGGATCTATTGGATACTGACACATATGATGATGTAACGCCATATGCAATTCTTGCATTACCTTTGACTGCTACTAGCACTACAGTTAGAGTATATCAGCACGCAGAGTTTCCATTAAATGATGGATTGATCAAGATTTCAGATGAAGTCATTCTCTACAAGAGAAGACAACATATTGAGGAAAATGGAGTAAAGTACACAGAATTCACTGATTGTGTTAGAGGATATTCTTTTAATGATCTTTCTATAGAAGGAGAGTTAACTCCTAATGTTTCTACCTCTCCTAGAGATCATTTAGCAGGTAAGAATGTCTGGAACCAATCGTTCCTGTATTTTGGATATTTCTTAGAAAAGATCAGAAGTCAGTATCTGACAGAGTTTCCAGCAAATATCCTACAAGAGAATTTTGAAAACCTTAACGTCAATACTGTAAGTAAGCGTATTAAGGATTTCTACTTATCAAAGGGAACACCAAGCTCGATTTCTTTCTACTTTAAGTTCCTTTTCCAGAAAGAAGCATCGATTATTAACTTTAAAGATTATTTGATGGCACCTTCTAATGCCATCTATCAAAACAAGAGTATTGTAAGATTAGAAACTCTTGATAATTATCCTCTGGGTGAATTAGTCAATAAAGGTGCTATTTTACTACAAGGTGAATTTGAGTTCCCTGTTCAAACAGTAGAAAATATCTTCTCCTTTGCAAGTCAGGTATTTGAGGTTGAGATCTCAAATTCTAATAATATTGTACCAACCAAACTGACTAAAGTTACAGCAAGACCTATTACAGACAATGGTATTATCTATCTGTACGTTGATTCTACCTATGGATTTGAACGAGAGGGTGTTGTAAGAATCAAAGATTCATTATATACCTATTACAATAAGGGATTTAATTATTTTGTTATTGGTGAATCAGAAAATCCAACTCTTTCTACAGACCTTGTAGGTCAATATGTTTATGATGTAGATACTCTTGCAACAGTAAGAGAAAGAGATGGTACAGTAAGAAATGATTCATATTTCTTGATTTATGCTGGAGTTAGTGATTTTACGGTTGATAATAACTCAACGTTCTATCAAGAAGGAGATCTGGGATTTGTATCTAATATTGTAGATGAAAATTCTGAATTAGTTACTACTTGGACATTTAATGACTTACTTCCTGTAAGGTTGAATGAAAACCTTATTGCAGGTATTAATACAATCTATACTGATGATGAGAGTGTATATGTTTACACTACTGGTCTTCCTTGGTACGAGTTAAATCAGACGATACTTACTTCTAAGAACTTATCAGTAACTGATGCTCGTCTTGTTACTAAGTTCCCAAGGCAGTTTGAAAAAACTTACGAAGATAATAAAATCTCTACAGAACCCAATGAGCGTGTTGGATTGCTGAGAGATGGTACTTATATTAAGAACTGGAAGAGTGATGAGAGGGTAATTAGAGGTCGTTTAGAAACTGTTGCTATTGTTGATGGTGGAGATAATTACAACGTAAATAATCCTCCTGTTTTAGAATTTGAAGCACCTCTTGTAGATTCTATTGGTACATTTACTCATACTGCTGGTACAACTATTGCATCTCAGGCAAATACCAGTTATGAAGTATCTGTGACCAATCTGGCTGAATCTATAACTGGTTTTAGAATTACTAGAGGAACGTCTGGAGAAATTTCAGACGTATCTATTTTAGAGCAGTTTACTGGAAATGGATATACTGTTGGAGATACTTTTGCAATTAGAGGTAGTGATATTGGTGGTCAATCTCCTGCTGACGATATTACCATTACCGTAACTTCTACATGGAGTGGAACTCAGGCAACTGGGGAACTTGTTATTAATGGTTCTGTAAAAGAAGTATATCTGATTGATGGTGGATCGACATATTTGAATGATAATACAGTTATTACTGTAATCAAAGATCCTACAGATACTGTATTTACTGGAGATAGTTTTAGAGATGCTGTTCTAAAACCTGTTGTAGTTGATGGTCAAATTACTAAGGTTAGAATCATTGATCCAGGCACAGGATATACAAAACAACCCACAGTATTGGTCACACCCCAATTACCTAATGCTCTGACTGCTGAAATTGCATTATTTGTTGGTGGTCCAATTCATAATGTGAACATTACAAATAGAGGTAGCAATTATCGTAAAAATCCAGAGTATCAAATTAAAAAGGGTGAGGGTGCCTCTGGATTCCTCAATATTGAAAACGGCATCATTACAACCGCTTCTGTGATCACTGGAGGGGCAGATTACAACAGTCGTCCTATTGTCAATATTATTGATGACTCAGATACTCCTGGTCTTGGTGGTCAAATTATCCCAACATGGGATTCTGTTAGTAAGCAAATTCAAGCACTCCAAGTTGTCAATGGTGGTTTAAACTATGACGAAACTTCAGTAAGCATTTTGATTGAAGAATCTGGTTCTGGAGCAATCTTGCTTCCAGAAGCAACTTACTGGACAAAAGTTAATAATACTAATCCTTTACTTTCTCAGTACTTTGATATTAATACTGGTGGTTTTTATGGAACCATTAAAACTACCACAGATGCTGGATCTACAATCAATTATTCTGTTTTAGGAGCACCTAAGCAGTTACAGATTTTAAACAGAGAAAATAGAACAAGATCGACTGTTAATTTTACAAATACAGCACAGCACTCTCCAATTATTGGATGGGCATTGGACGGTGCTCCTATTTACGGTCCTTATGGATACACAAATTCATTACAAGTCAGTGCCATCAAGAAAATGGCATCTGGGTGGAAGAAGTTAACTACATCAGCATTCCCTTCTGAAAGAACTGCCACATTTGCTGATGGCGGTCTTATTAACCAGTATGGTATTGGTGAATTTGCCGAAGATTACGTATGGACATCTACTGGTGCAGATTTAGACGAGAATAATGGAAGATATTGCATTACTCCAGAATTTCCCAATGGAGTTTATGCCTATTTCATGACTGTAAGTTTGACTGATAAAACTCAAGGGTTCCCTTACTTTATTGGACCTTATTATGCAGGTAAGATTGATACTGGATTTAATATTACTAAATTTGTTGATGTTGAATCTCTCTCAGATGTAAGAAGATACAATAATGCAGATTCTACTTCAGCAACTAAACCCATTGATACGGGATTCTTTAAAATTTCGAGAACTCCTTCTTCAGTTGATGCTGGATTAGATGCTATTAAGATTGTAACTCCAGGAACTCAATATAAAGTTGGAGATGTTGTTGAGTTTGATAATAGTGGGACTGGAGGAGATGGTGCTGCGGCATTTGTTAGTGTATTAAGAGGTGCTAATGTATCATCCGTCACAAAAGCAACATATGATTACTTAGAATACGTCGAGGACCGTGGAACATTCTCTGTAGGCGATACTATTAAAACTGCCAGAGGATTTAGTGCTGAAATTCATGCAATCGATGCAAATAGGAAAAGATTTTACTTAACAAGTATCACTGGATCTATTCCAGTAGAAGGAGAGCAGTTTTATAACGAATCTCTTACTACAAATGCTGCGTTAGTCACAGAAACTGCAGGTGAAGATATTTCAACTCCTATGATTGAACAGCAACCAGTTACTTCGTTACTAAACGAATCTGGTGGCATTAGTTCTACAACCTCATATTTTGGAATTGATACTTTCAACGGCGGTTCGGGAAATATTTCAGATTATACTCCAGGTGCAAGTGGCAACAAATATATCAAGATTGATAACGAAATTATGAGAGTTGTGAGCACTGTGGGTGCTAATAAGTTAATTGTCGATAGAGGATTTAATAGTAGTGCTGTTCCTCATGATAATAATGCTCTAATTACTAGATTAGATGAACTTGCGGTATTTGATAGTTCATTATTCTCAATTGGTGACGTTATTCAAGTAGATAGCGAGAAAATGAGAATTGTTGATATTTTAGTACAGAAATCAACAACTGATGATGTAGTAGCAACCAAAATTGTAGATAGTAGCGGAACTAACGGCAGTACTCAGTATTACCTGTATTATAATACTGAAATTCAAAGTAATACTACTGTATCTGATGTATTCACTATTACTGATGGTGCAATTACCGATATTGTAGTTGATGAAACTGCAGGAACTGAATTATTTTTCAATAACCCCACAGTAAGTGTTTCTACTAACAATACTCTTTTGAATGGAGAAGTTCAAGATGTTGTTAGTGGAACAAATATTGTAGCTACAACATATAATCATATCTTAATTGTTGAAAGAGGTATGTTTGCAACTGTTCTTGCAGACCACACTCCAAGAACACAAGTTCAGGGATTAGTTTTTAGTAATGGTCTTACCTCAAAGTATGAAGAAGATAGAATTGTAAGTAAGTTTAATAGTTCATCAAATGGATTGGTTTTAGATGATTCTGTTACAGTATATGCTAGTTCTAAACTTTCTAAGACATTTGAAGTTAATATGAAGAGTGGCACTTCGGGTGGAGTTGCGACTGCACGATTATTTGATTTGGATGCTACTAATCCAAATACTTTATTCTCTACTTCATATCCAGATGGTTTAGTATTTTACGAAGGATCTACCTATAGATTTAATATTGATTATACTGCTTCTGGAACTGAACCTGTAGCAATTTCGTTCTACAGCGGGGAATCTGATGCATCTCAAAGAAAAGAGTATTTTGATATTAATATCAGAAGAACTTTTGGTTCTACTGGAGTAACATTAAATAAACTAACCAGTTTTAGCATTTTACCTGATGATTCCGATTTGACCAAAGTTATTATGGAGGTTAGAAACCTAACCAATAATGCAGTTGTAGAAATTCCAATTACAATTAAACCAGAACCAATTAATGGAACTTACGATGTAATTAACTCATCTTCAAGTTTCTTTGAAATTTACAATGAATCTGATCCCGATCCAGATAGCGAATTATTTGGAAATTATAATTTGAATACTGTAAGATATACTACTACTTCAAAAAATGCAAATGGTCCAATTAGTGTAGTTACATTAACTTCTAACGGATTCAATTATAACACACTTCCAAATATTGATAGCATTTCAACTGAAAATGGAACTGGTGCAATTTTAGAAGCACTTTCATATAGTGTTGGTTCTATTGAAGCAGTAGAATCTGTAAACTCTGGATATGGATATAATCCTGATCCAACTCAAAGACCGACATTAAATTTTCCAACTATTACCAGATTAAAGAATAACTTTAAGGTAACTGATACTGTAATTAGCAATGGTGGCGCAGGTTATCTGTTTACACCTAGAATTACAGTTTCTGGCGGAGGAATTAGTGATGGAAGTCAAGATCATGCAAGATTCTCTGCAACAATTGCTAATGAACTCATCTCAGAAATTTCTATTGAGTATCCTGGATACAAATACTCTTCAGCACCAACAATAAACATTGAGAAGTACTATTACATTAGTGCTATTTCGGGGACTGATATCTTATTCAATATTAACTTTAAACAATACTTTATTGAAGGTGATGCATTCAAAGTAAGAGCATATTACTTTGACACTCAAGATGATGAGGCAAATGGAATCTATTCATATATTGAAAGTACTACATTCTATGCATATCTTGGAAATGTTTCTCTCAAGGGAAGAGCATCTGGTGACGTAGTAGATTTACAAATTCTTGACAATCAATATTGGTTAAGAAGTGATGGTACTACTGGAGCAATCGGAGATCTTGCTGGAAAGAATGGAATCTACTATGAAGCTATTGTATTGGCAAGAACTGCTACAGTAACTTCAATTATTGAAAAGTCACCATTTGCTCCAGGTGAAAAAGTTATAATTCAAAGAAATGATGTCAGTAACAATTTAGTTCCAGTTGGATTTGGTTTTGTAGCAGCAATTAAAGGATGGCAACCTAATAATTCAGTCCTTCGTATTGAAAATCCAAATGTTAAAGTTGAATTGGATGATATTTTATATGGAGTAAATACTAAATCTGTTGGTACTGTTGATGAATTGTTCATCGTTAAAACTAGTGCTGAACTTGGTGCTGTAGTTCAAACTCCAAAACAGTTCTTAACAACAGATTCATTCTTAGGTGCAAACGCATTAAAAATCCAAGATAGTAAGAAATATCAAAAGTTTGCATATGAAGTCAGTGTTGGAGATCCTTCAGAAACCTGGAGAACTAACTATGAAAATTCCTTACACCCAGCTGGACATAAACTTTTCTCTAAAACTGAAGTACTTGGGTCTAATTTAGGACAAATTACAAAACTGAATAGTTCTATTGCTGCTGTTGGTACTACTGCGGCAGAAGAAGTAAGCACTAGGAAGAAATATAATTACTTGGTAACCAAGAATAATGGATTTGATAGAGTAAATGTTGCCAATAAACTCCTGACCGATGTATTAAATATCAAGACCTCTATTGTTGGAGTATTTGAAGATATCTCAGATCAATTTGATGGGGTTGAAACTTTATTTGAGTTAAAAGTTGTTGATCCAATTACACCTGTAGTTAATGGTCAGACAAACTACATTAGTGGGTACGAACCCGATCAAATGGTTGTAATGTTGGACAATATTGTTCAAACTTATGGTACTTCTTGGGAATTGATTGATGCTGATAAAGTTATTAAATTCACCTCTCAAAGAAATGCTGGAGAACCAATGCCAGATGGCATTAAGATGTCTTACAGACAATTTAATGATAATAGTGTAATCTATTCCTTCAATACTGAGGTAACAGGTGCTACAGATACATTTACTCTGATTGATAATGATAGTAATTTATTCCCAACTGGTATTTTCTCTAGCATTGATGAAAACAATTGGATTGTTTTTGTAGATGGTATTCTTCAAGAGAACTCAGCATTTACATTACAACTAGATGGTGGAACAACACCACAAATTACTTTTGCAACTACCTTGCCAGTAGATACACATGTATCCGTTAGATACTCACAAGATTTAACTAAAAATGAATTTACGAGTGGTAGTGTAACTACAGGCACTCCTGTAGTTCTTGCTAATAAACCAACAGTTGCATCTAAGCATGATTATTTTGTTTTTGTAGAGGGCGTTTTATTAGAAACTGATGATTATGATTTAGATTCTAGTTTTGACATTATTTTCAATTATGATTTCTCATATGATTCACTTCAAGTAGTTGTTGATTCTCAGGGAGTATCATTGAATGAGTTATCTCATTTATTATCAACCACTAAGTATGACTATAAGATTGAAGATGGTCAATTAGAAATTCCAACTGGATATAGTATTAACCCTGAACAATATCTTGTTGATATCTCTGGTGTCGTACAAACTCCTCATGTAGTTTATGATACTAGCACTAGTGGTATTAGAAAAATTAGATTCTTTGAAGCTCCAGAGAGATATATCTTTTCTGATGTTTTAGGAGATAGATCTGAAATAGGAAGACAATTTATTGGTC